AAACGCAGTAACTCCACCCGTAGTATTGCTATAAGCGGCCTGATACCCTACAGCGGTGTTGCTGTTGGCGGTGGTGTTGTTTTGAAGTGCAGTGAAACCAACGGCTACGTTGTTTGCGCCAGTTGTATTGGCGTAAAGAGCAACAGATCCTGTTGCCGTATTGTTGCTGGCGGTGGTGTTGGATACTAATGCGCTCATTCCAACGGCTGTATTGTTTGCGCCTGTAGTATTACCGGAAAGAGCGTTGTATCCAAATGCGCTATTGTTTCCAGCGGTAGTATTATTGGACAAGGCTTGAAAGCCCGTTGCTGTGTTTTTGTCGCCCGTGGTATTGGCATTCAAAGCCACATAACCTACAGCAGTGTTGTTGCCTGTGGTGTTACTCGCCAAAGCACTAACGCCCAAAGCCACATTCGTAGCCAAAGCACCAGCGCCCCGGCCTACGGTGAGTCCGTAGACAGTCAGGTCAGTACCTGAATACAGCAAGTTAGCGGAATCGGTCTCAAGCCCGCCGGTGGTGGAAAAGACCACACGGCCCGATGTCAGGCCGGTGTTGGTGATTGCCGGTGTAACAAGTGAGGTTCCCAGATACAGGGTGCGGGGACGTGTTGCCCCAGATGCGCCGATGTCGTAGGTGTTGTCCGTAAAAATTACATTGCTAACAACAGTCCCGTTCACTGTTATGGTGTCGGCGGCTGCATCACCAAGGGCGGTATTGCCTGTGCTGCTAAGAGTAGTGAATGTGCCAGCGGCGGCTGTCGTTGCTCCAATCGTTCCATTTATTGGGCCAGAAAATCCACCAGCAGTGATAGTGCCGGTAACACTACCAGCACCACTAAAATAAAAATCTTTAAACTTAAGGGCGCTACTACCAATATCAACAGTGGCTGTAGTTTTTGGCAACACCGTTGTCGAAGAAACAACTACATCCTGTGTCGGCCCCACCTTAGTAATAGGAGCGCCATTGGCTGCACTACCATCGTGGACATGTCCAGTGCTGGCATTAAACGCAGCAACTAGCCCATCAAACTCTCCATCCAAATCTGATGCATTAATAATATTACCATCAGCAATATTGTTAACTGAGTCTACTCTGGTGTAACCTGTCATAATTTTTCCTTAACGCCTATCATGTGATGAATACTCTAATGTAGCAGCATCCAAAGAGAATGGGGGATCTGTACTTTGTGATGTAAATTGTAGAGATACGGAGAATCCTGATCCTATCACCTGAGTCTCAAAAAGTTTCTTTAGTTTAGTGCCGTATGTAGTTGTACCATATTTTGCTATGCTTGTGCCGTAAAAACCCACCGAAGATGTTGTATTACTTAATGTTATTGGATTAGGCTGAACACTACCTAATGTGTCAAAATCAAACTTCAAGTTTACATCTACTGTCACGCTTCCCTGTGGATCCGTGTATAGGAAGAGCTTGTACATTGTCTTCCTAATTCTTGCGTCTTCCATGAAGACAAAGGGAGTAGCAAAAGAAGCGGATATGTTTGCTCCGTCTAGACTATTCCCGCTTTCCATCCGATAGGCATAACCATCTGTATTAGCAAATAATACATTCTCTATTTTGTTGTCGTAATATGAATCAGCTACATAGGCTTTGAATCCAGTGAGTTCTGCCCAAGCTATGTTGCTGGTGCTATCGCTAGTCATCTGTGTTCCTAAGATTCCTTTAGCGCTAGAGGCTTTAGTGGTTTCGTTAAAACCTAAAAGTCTATATTGGGATTTCTCTTTAATAACTACACTAGCAAAACTAGAACAAGAAGAGATGAGGTCAGTCATTTCTTTCTGTATAGGTTTGGACACTAAGCCCAAATTAAAATCCCCAACTCTATCTGTTAAACCAAATAGTCTTAATCCATCTGGGCCTAAGAAAATTAAATCTCCACCCATCTCTTGAATGGTATCAGTGGATACACAGCCTACATTTCTTGTCACTGGCTGGAGAACAAAATCAGAAATTGTATTTCCTGTTAGTTGGCTTATTGTTCTTTCAGTGAATATGATGAGGGCATCTCTGAATACAATGATTCCAGTAATTTTTGCACCCACTGAAATAATACCAGATCCATTGACAGCCGTTAGATCTGAGTCGGTGTAGGGTGCAGTGAATACTAGATTATTGCCAACAGCAAAGAATAATTGGTTCTTATGAAAGACAACAAACTCAGCCCCTTCAATATCTGTAGTGCCAGTTACTTCAGTAAAGGTTGTTCCATCGTAGATGAAAGGATAATTGTATCCATCAACACCGGCAATTTTTTCTACAGATCCAATTCTGTATTTAGCAAATCTTGTTTTTAATGCGCCGCTTCTGTCCAAAGATAACCAAGTCACTGCTGCATTATCAGCGGGGCTGGCTGTTAAATTTGGATTAATGGACACAGTGGCTCCACCACTTACGAGTGTAGCAGTCGCCGTTACAGTGTAAACTTTTTCTATTCCAGCAACACTAAAGGTGTCACCGATCTTAGGAGCAACAGTTAATCCATCTATTGCTAAAGAAGCCCCTGTCTGTCCTGCTCCATTGACTAGCACTGTTCCGTAGGAAGGTTTACTAATTTTAGTCCAAGAGTTTCCTGTAGAGGTATAGACGCTTCCGTTTCTGCTAGCAATAGCCCTACCACTCCAGTAAGATATTCCCAACATTGTTCCTGCTTGAGAAGTAAATGTTACAGCAGCTTTATCAGCAGGACTAGATGCAAGAGAAGTTGTTAAAGTTAGTGTTGCTCTTTTATATGTACTATCGTAGGCCACTCCACCTGTTGCAATGGTGTATGTGCCAGCAACTCCAGCAATAGTGAAGGTTCCTCCTTCTACGGGAGTGCTATAGATGTTAGCAATTACTAATGTAGTTCCTGTTTGCCCGCTTCCATGCACTACAGGTTCACCATATGCAGGTACAAAGCTATTAGAAAATTTAGTATATCCCTCTACTCTTTTATATCCACCATTGATAGAAGGCTCAAAGTTCTTTAGAATGCGGGCGCTGCCGGGGTACTTAACACCATGCTGCAATGGGGAAAGATTGGATACAAGTCCACCAGTGAACTCGAAGGCATAAGTCTTCCAAGCGTCTGCCATGTTATTTAACCCTGTCTCCGAAAGATCTAACAGATCCGCTAGCTGAAGTAATCATGCCTGATCTAACATAGCCATAGCGATTGACAAGCATGCTACGCATACGTTTTACTCCCTCTTCATATTTCTGCTTAGAGATGCCAGCAGATTGTTCATTGCCTCTGAACATATAGGCGTAGAACATAGCCCCGTCTGCTATGACATGTCTGAATCTTTCGGGGATATCAGGAACATCATCAGGGCTTTCTAGATCAACAGGTATTCTGTAATACTCATAAAGCAATTCGTATGCTTGATCAGGAGCAGGAATAACACCATACTCTAGGCTAGGTGTTTGAAAGACAAAGGTAGGCACTGTCCTTTTGTTTGTCTCTGCTGTATATTCGTGATCGATGTATCTATCTAGATAGTCTTCATAAGAAATTGAAGACAGCTTTACTGTCCTGTTTCCAAAAGTAGCGTCCTCTTTAATTCTAAAAGAATCAAAATCAATTGTGTTTGCATCAGTTGGGTATGCATATCTGATTGTTCCAGCAGACAGAGTTTCCTCTGCTAGTACATGATTGAAAGGCCACTCATAGTGAGTATGGTTAATATCCCGAATAGCTGTATTCACTGAGTCTTTTACTCTTGCATAAAATCCTGTAGCTGTAGAAAAATTAGAAGAGGTAAGTTCAACTTCATTGAAGCTTCTGTTTATCTCATTAGTTAAGTCAAGAAAATTGTAAGCCATATTATTGTTCCTTAACTCTAAGTCTAACCACGCGCTCTACAACATTCCCTGTGCTATCAGTGATGTGGCAAGTAAATTTGTATTCTGTATTGTTTGTGCCTAGTCCAAGATTGATGGTGGCAATGTCACCACTGATTGTCTGAGATACGTTCTGTATTCCATTCACTGTGTTTCCAGCAGTGAGTGCTGTCTTAACACCAGAGGCATTGTCCACATACCAGACAACAGAACTAAGAGTAGCTGCTCCCAACCATCTTGACCAATCTACACTGTAGTCAAGAATTTCATCTGGATCTTTATTAGGCCATCTAAACGACATTATTTTTCCTTAAGCTACCAGCACACTTCTATCCGAAGAAGTTGTCTTTCTATACATGTACGCTTTTCTAGGTAGTAACGACACATGAGATGTACGCATTCCTGTAGTGGATCTAGCTTCAACATAAACTTTTCTAATATCCTGTGCCACCATTACTGTCCTGTCTTTACTCAGTGTATGTCTCTCAACATATACTGTTCTATTTCTAGAATACTGAGAAGCTACAGCAGCATAATTAAATGATGTAGTAGATATTGTAACACTACCGAGGTAGGTTATACCAGATACACCCTCAATCGGTACAACAATACCTACTGCTACGCTGACACTTCCAATACTCGCTGTAGCATTTACTCCTGTCACCGCTGCAACAGCTTTTGCTACTACATCAACAAATCCAAGAGATGCTGTTGCTTCAACTCCAGTTACTGTAGCAAACGCTTTAGCTGCTACAACTACAGAACCTATACTGGCTGTGGCTTCTACCCCGTCTACAAGAATTCTATTGACAGTACGAGTAGTTACTTCTCCTACAGATGCCGTAGCTGAAACACCAGTTACAGCAGCAACAGCCGCAGCAGTTACTGTTGTACTTCCTACACTTGTTGTTGCTTCAACGCCAGATACTGAAGTAACAGCTTTGGCTACTACAGTGATACTTCCTACACTGGCTGTAGCGCTCACTCCAGTAACAGAAGTATTAGCAGCCGCAGTTACAGATAGGCTACCTATACTCGCTGTTGCCAATACTCCAGTTACAACAGCAACTGCCTTAGCAACTACTACAACGCTACCAACACTTGCTGTTGCTGACACTCCAGTAATTGGAATGACAGCTTTAGCAACTACAATAACACTGCCGACAGCACTAGTTGCTTCTACTCCATCAGGAACATAAGCAACATTAGTCTTGCCATACCTAACAGCACCATATCTCCCTATGCCATATCTGGCTCCAGAGAGTGTAGTTGTAGCCACAAGACTACTCCTTAAGCAATTCTTACAATTGCGTTAGTTGCGTCTGCTGTTGGGAATTGAACAACGAAGTCACCGTTGGTGGATGTCTTATCACCACCAAAAGAAATTACAGCAACTGCGTTAGTTGTTCCTGTCCCACCATCAGTGGTAGTGTTATAAATCAAAGCACCAGCAGCCGTGATAGTTGCACTTGTCCATGTAGCATCATTGAAGTCAATGAATGCTGTAGTACCACTAGAAGTGGGATCAATATTAGTTAGTGTGACTCCACCGGCTGTATAGCCTGTACCAACAACTTCGTTAGTGGTTGTGTAATTTGTGGTGGAAGCACCTAAAGTGGCAGAAGAAGTAAAGAGAGCAATCTTAAACGTATGAGCAGATGTTGCATTGAAGTCGTGCTTACGCTCTAGCAGTTCTTTCTTGAAGCTTGTGCATACTGCGGAAGTAATAGCCATGTTAGTCCTTTAGCAAAAAGAAAGGGGCAACCTCTTGTGGAAGCTGCCCCTATTCAGGTAGTTAGCGCTTAAGCCAACTGTTCACGATCTACCGAGGCAGGGCCAACGCGATCTTGTGCGTCTACGAGCAAAGCCCACACACGAACTGAACCTGCCGACAGTGCTGTGGTGGAAGCGGAGATCAAAAGATCAACCGTATCCGCAGCAGCAGTTGCGATAGGATAAGCAGTGGTAGACGAAGTGCCGTAAGTTCCAACAGAAGTGGCAGCAGCAAGAGTGGCTGCATTCACATATGCCGTAGCCAACACGCCAGTAACACCAACGCTCATCGTTACATCACCAGTGATGGCAGAGAGCACTTCGTAGCCAGCAGCCAGCACAACAGACTGTGCTGGAATCTGCACAGCTTCGATAACATCCGAAGCAGCTAGGGCAGAACCCTTAGCTGTGGTGGCTGTAGCGAAGTTGATGGTGTTCTCCACCATGTAGGGCATGTTGCGAATGGAACGAACAGGTTGCAGTCCCGAACCAACAGCATTAGAGAGAGTGGTAATAGTTGCCATTTATGTTCTCCTTAAGCAGCGTTATACTTAGCAGTGACAAGCGCCTCAGGACGCAAAATCTTGCGACCATAGAGGTGCATACCACGCACGATGTCAGCAAAGCTATCGGGGTCACGATAGGTTTCTGTCTTGGTGATCTGCTGAGCGGTAGCAACGGCAGACTGATGACCAGCAACGATCACACCGAAGTTGGAGTTTTGGTTAGCTGTACCAGTAGTACCAGCGCCAGTTCCCACTTTCGGCAGGTTGTTAGACACATACACTTTGAAGCCGTGCAGGTTGTCCACCACCAAACCGTTTTGCAGACCAGAACCACCGAACAGGCTGTTCAGCAAGCGGCTGTCTTCGTCTTTCAACAGTTCCATGAAGATTGGATCAACCACCAACCAACGACCACTGGTGTCAACGAATTGCTGATCCAACAGACGGCTCATACGGGAGATCACCATCAGAGGAGAGGCCGTAGCCGTGGGTAGTGCGGTAGCACCGGGCAGACGAGCAGCCAAAGGAATGGAGTGATCGCCAGCACTAGCAGTGGTAATGTTGCCAAAGTCGCTCTTCTTCAATACCATCGAAGCAAGCAGTTCGTTAGAAGCAGCTTCGGTCAGTGCCTTAGTACCGGGATAGGTAGTACGGATAGTACCGGCCTGAGCATGCTTGGCTGTTTGATAGTAGCCAGACAGGTAACCCAGAACATCTTGGTCATACTGGTCACGGATGCGGTAGGCAGCGCGATCAGAAGCCATCTGCATGAAGTTGACATGCGAGTGAGCAGCTTCAATGTCATCAATCTTGAAGGCGTAGTAGTTAGCCTGATCGACAACCAGCGTGAAGTCTTCGTCATTCAGGTCTTGTGCCGTGATCTGTGTGCCACGAGCATACGACTGAACGCTAACTTCAGGTTCTTTGATGATTTTAACCGAATCGCCCATGTTGGCGATCTCGCCAAAATAGTCGTTATTGGTCACAGCTTCAACAGTAGAAGCCTTACGGAATGCAAGTTGTACTTGCTTGGAATAGATTACTGGGCTAAAATTGCCATTGGGCAAATTGCCGTAACCCGTTGCCTTGGGAAATGCCATGATATTTCTCCTATAGATAGATGGGCATATATTTAAATACGCTGACCTAGTTCCACAGGGCCAATCATGCTAGGTGAATAAACATAAGCCTTCTAGGGGGCTTACCTTTATTGGCTAGATTATTTGGGTAATCTGTTCACTGACAGTTTGCGTTACATTCCTTAGCGAAGCTGGTGGTTTTGCAACGGCAGAAACACTAAGAGCAAGGCTGAGTTAACAACCTTGCTCAAAGTTATATCACACTTTTAGTGTGTGTCAACACTATCGTGCATTACCGCTCAAGTCATATACAAATTTACCAGACTTAATAGCTTTGGAGATGGCTTCTTGGTTAACTTCATACTGCTGAGAAGTCATGGCGTTCACTTGTGATTCATAAATTACGCCATCAGAATCCACATTGGACGGGGCAGATCTGGTGCTTCTGGTGGAGACACTTTCGGCTGCGCTTCGATTATCAGACTTCTTAGCCTTGCCAATTCCCTTGTCTGCCTTGTACAAATCGATAGCGCGGGCGGCTGACTTAGCATCTGAGTCATTCTCATACAGGGCATTCTGCACCCAAGTTGGCTGCTCTTCTACCCAATTATGGAATTCATCACTTTCCTTAATGGCTTCAAAGTCGGGATGGATACGGAGAAGTTCAGCCTCAGCCTTGTCTCTAGCAGTTTGCTGCTCTCTTTCATCCAAAGCTTTGAAGCGATCAGCCAGTTCTGCTGACTGCTCCTTAGCTTTCTTGATAGCGATTGTCTCCACGATACGAGCAACGTCAGGATATTCGTTTGCCCAAGCAGCCAAGTCTTCTTCGCTGGTAGGAAGCTTAATCTGATTGCTGGTACTCTTTTGAAGTTGTGAGCGAAGTTCATCAATTTCTTTCTGAAGTTGAACCTGCTGCTTCTGAGAATGGCTTCTCAGATCGCCATAGCGCTTCTTAAATGTCTTCTCCTCTGCGCTGAGGTTGCTGTCATCTTCTGAACTAGCGGGTGCAGGTTTCCCTTCTTTGTTCAGATCGATTAAATTCTTAAGCTCTTCTTCCTCTTGTTTAATCTTTTCATCATTAGCATTGCGGCTAGCAAATGCTGTCTTCTGTTCTACTTTTTCCAATACTGCTTCTGTCATAAATTACCTTTAAGTTGGGGCTGGTCTGTAGCCGAATAAATCGGGGAGTCAGGTTAGCCAATAATGGTGGGTTGTTATTGAGTATCTACCAGCCCACCACTGGATTAGATATGAAGATTATATACTGTTATATTGAAAGATATTAATCGTTAGAGCCGCCGCCACGGAGGTCGCCTTTTGCGTCACCGTAGCTGCCAGTTCCGGGAGCTTCGCTATCGCGACCACCACTATTAGATTCTCTAACAGGTGCTCGATCAGCCTCTGCTTGTGCTGCTTCCTTAGCTGCTCTATCGGCTGCATCTTGTGCTGCTTGCTGTGCTGCCCTATCTGCTGCTTCCTTAGCTGTTCTATCCGCTGCTTCTTTTTGAGCCGTTCTATCAGCCTCTTGTTTAGCTACTTCTGCGTTTCTTTCTTGCTGAGCTTTCTCTGCGTTATCTTTTGCTTCCTGTCTCATTTGAGCATCTTTCTCTGCAAGCTGAGAATCAGTTGGGCCAACTGTTCTTTCTTCTGCCCTAGCAACAGCTTGCTGTGGGGTATAGCCATCTTTCATATCATTAACAACATTACTAAACTCTCCCGCTGGTACTCTACCTTCTAATCCTTCAGCAGCAAGCCTAGCAGTAACTTCTTTCTCATTCATCGTTCCGGTAAAATAAGAACCAACAGTAGTGTCCATAACCTTAACTGCTTTCTCAACTGCTTGTTCTGGAGTTAACCCATCTTTAATACCAGCAACAACAGTGTCCCACGTTCCTACTGGTACT